CGCTTGTATTTCTTGGCCGCAATCTGGGCGGACTTCTTTGAGTGAAAAAACACACCGTCCCCGACAACGACAACCTGAGATTTGCGAAACGGCTTTACTAGTATGGCAACGGCCTTGCGATTGACCACGTGTCCCCCCGATCACACCGAGATGCGTTTCATCGCGTCTGTGAATCCTCGACCAGAAGTGGTAACTCGGTGAAACTCCCCTTTTCCCTGATGGCGTTCAGCCAGGCGTCGGCGTGTTCGCGCGCCGCGTCCATGCTCTCGGCGAGTTGCGTGCGAATCAGGCCTCCGTCATCGTAGAAACATCGCACCTCGACGCGGTATCTCGGCGCCCGGTAGATGCCGCACGTGATCGACACTTCGCTCGGACCGACGACCCGCCATCGCGTCTCGATGAGGATTGGCGCCGGCGGGTCCGCTCGCCACTGTGCACGGTGATCGTGTGTCGCCCAGTCCATCAGTCAGCGACGTTCTTTCTGGCTTCCTCGTCCTGGTATTCGATCTCTTTGCCGGATCGCGTGGAGATGATCGGCAGCGTTGTGCGCACGATGTCTTTCCCGAGCTCGATGACTGCGACCTGGTCCTTCTGCGCGCTGTCCTTGAAGCCTATCGTAAGGTAGTGTTTTCGCTTCTTCGAGAAAAGCGAGAGCAAGCCGATGGGGCCCAGGAGGACCGTCGTGGCGACGGCGGCGCCGACGCGTCGGCCGGCCTTCTGCCCATACTCGATGTCGATGATGTCCTTGTACGGGATCGTGAGGGCTTGGCCTTTGAACGGTTTCGACTCCGCGGTGAGCACGAGCGCATGGTCGTTCGTTGTGTCCAGCTTGCCTTCAACGGGATCCTCGGCGCCGCTGAACACAGAGACTGTGCCGCCGAAGTACGCGGCTTTCTTGCCATCAACGGCGGCGAGCGGGATCGACAGCGCGAACATCGTGAGAAGTGTTGCGGCGGTCACGCGACGGCAGGGGGACGTCATCGAGTGCTCTCCTTTCACAGCTTGTTACCAGGTTAAGGGACGGATTCAGCAAATCGTCAACTTACTCGGTGTGCGTATTGTCTCCCGGCGCGGTCACGTCAAGGGTCACGACGCCGATCGAAGCGAGGACAGCGTCTTTGCCAGGGTCAGGTCGAAACTCGCTCCGTGTGCGGCTGGGCGATGAGGAGTCCGACCATCTCTTTGTCAAATCCTCCTGCGAGCGGGCACCCCGCATGCCCCCATAGCTACGGTACCAAGGGAATCAGATCGACGAACAACACTGCCCCACTTACGCCGAGGAATTTAGCGACGAGCCTTTCGACTACCGCTGCGGACCGTGGCATTTCGGCCGCGAGCTGCATGCACATTCGGCACTTCGTCTCCTGTGATGATTTTGACGAGGTGCAAGGCAGCATCTTGAGCCGCACTGAGTCGAGCCTGGAGTTCTTCGATTGTGGGAACTGGAGCACGTTCACGCGACGCTGGGACATCGCCACCTCCTGAAGGTGTCGATGCTTGATCCCCACTGTGACGGCCTAGGTCAATTCGTTTCCCGGCAGCTGTCTGTGGAGGATGCAGTGACGGCTTCGCCAAGATTCGCTCGACTCGATCCTCATGTGGCGATTGGTAGGCGTTCGCGTAGAGCCGGTCCGCATCGCTCTCCGTGGCGTCAGGATTGGTCCGATTCAGGAGGAGGAACCGAACTAACTGTGGCAGTGGCTGATCGTAGATAACCGAGAGTCCCATCAGAGCCACGGCGTCTGGTGCCCACACAGTCCCCTTCTCGTACTGCACCAAGGTCGACTCGTCGAGTTTGATGCCCCATTGGTGGTCGAGCTTCGCTGAAATCTGCTCGCGGCTACGGTCGCCTCGGAGCGCCCTCAGCTTTGCGCCAAATGCCCGAAGCTCCGGCAGGCGGGAGCGTTTCTTCGCCACGCGGTCCAGCCTATGCGCTGTAGTCGTGGGCGGCACAGTCCGGTACGAAAAAGTTCTTGACAATGCAAGAGAGAGGCTCGTAGCCTGTCCTTGCGTATGCAAGAGCGTGCGGAATTCGATGTCGCGCTGATGCGCGATGACATGACGGCTAAAGGCTGGCTGGCCATCGACTTGGCCAGACAGGCTGGCGTCTCGCATGTTTCTGTCGGTCGTTTCTTTAGCGGCGTACGTCGCACTGCCCGCATGGCGAAGAAGCTCGCCAATGCCCTCGGCCACGAGCTCGATCGCTACTTCCTGCGCTCCGCGCAAAAGGCTTCATGACCCCAACAGTACCGTCACCGAGCGCGAGCTGTCGGACAGCAGATGCTGACCAGGCGCCTGCCACCCTCGGCCGTGGCGAGTTGAGCAGGACAGCATCTGCTGTCCTCGCGCTCGAGCTGCTGCGCAAGTGCGCCACCGAGCTGGGGTGGACCGACGAGGCGCTCGCGATCCACCTGAAGAACGACCGCGACTATCGCGGGTACGTGAACAAGGTGTTCAACGGTCTGAAGCCGCTGACGTTCACGTTTCTCGAGTCATTGCCCGACGATTTGCTTTCGATGTTCTACGGCCGCCGTGCCGAGGAATTGGGCAGCATCGTGGTCGCTCCGCCTGATGACGTCGAGACTGCAAAGCGTCAACTCGTAAGTGCGCTCGTCATGCTCGTGGCGCCGGCGCTGCCGTTGAAGGCTGGCTCCCCTCTCAAGGTTTCGATCGCAACGCCGGCCGTGGCGACGGCTCGGAGGGCCGTGCGGTGAAACCTGGGGCCCACGTCGCGTGGCTCACCACTCGCCAGGCCGCCGAGTATCTCGGCTACCTGTATGAGCGTGACGTCGAGCGCGGCGGGGTCGTCGTTCATCGCGCCGGCGACGTCAACGTTGATGCCTTCTACCAGCTGCTGTACGTCGAACGACGACGTTCGCCGCAGCGCCTCAAGGTTCACTGGCTCCGCGGCAAGAAGCGCTTTCGTCGGGTGGACCTCGATGCGCTGCTCGAGCCCGAGTCCGGGGCGCCGTCGCAGGGCTTGCGCGTGGTCGCTGGGAGGACGTCGTGATGTTCATCGGCTTCTTGGCAGCGGCGTTCCTCGTGTGCGCCGGACTCAAGGTGTTCGCTGTTGTGCGTCGCACGGCGCGGCGGCGCCGGGATCAACAGGACTGGCCGTCGGAGGCGGGCCTCTATTGAGCGCCATCGTCGGCTGTCTTGTGCTCGCCGCGATCGCCGCGGTGCTCTGCTGCACACGTCGCGGGCGTGAACTCCTCGCGTCCGCTGGCGACTCGCTGAACGCCGTCCTCGATCGAAACCGTGGCGATGAGAAGGGCGATCCCCCGGATATCGATGGCATCGGATGGACGCACGTCCGGGAACTCGGTGCGCTCGTCGACAGGCCTACGCCGGCCATCACGCTGCCGCAACGACAGGAGGATCGCGAGCGATGGGCAGAGCTGCAGCGTCGAAATGGGCACACCGCCGGGCGCGGTTCGAGTCCGCGACCAAGGTTGGTGATCGTGCGAAGTTCCGCGCGCTCTTCGGTTGGCGCAGGCGGTTCTGGCGGAAGTATCCAGCCAGTCGGTAACACGCCTAGAGTCGTGGGTGGGTGGAGGCAGCGATGGCCAATGTAATCCTGCAAGCCACGCCCGTTCATACCTTCACCGGACGCTCGTTCGTTCTTCAGGCCCCCACTCCGGACTCCATTGACATCGAGGACATCGCGCAGGGCCTGAGCCTGCAGTGCCGCTTCGTCGGACAGATCGGCGCGTTCTATTCGGTCGCGCAGCACAGCGTCTTGTGCTCGTACATGTGCGAGCCCGGCGACGAGCTCTACGCGCTGCTGCACGACGCGGCTGAAGCCTACATGGGCGACGTGCCGCGGCCGGTGCGCGCGCTCGTCGGGATGGACGGCTACAACGCCTGTGAGGCCCATCTCACCGGGCTGATCCTTCAGCGGTTCGGACTCCGCGCGCAGATCCCGTCGAGCGTCAAGGCCGCCGACGATGCGCTGTGTCTGCACGAGGCGCACGACCTGTTTCCGAAGCCGCCGGCATGGGCGCTCATCGTGGAACGTCCGATGACGCGTCTGCGCATTCAGCCGTGGTCGCACTGGAGCGCGCGTGTCGAATTCCTGCGCCGGTTTGAGGCCCTCACCGGAGTGCGGCGATGACCTGGGTCGTGGCCGTGCGCGGATTCCGGTCCCGTCGCCGGCGGGAGGAGTCGGCGGTGGTTCGCACGTCCGTGCACTGCGGCTCGTGCGGCGCGCCGATCGGCGTCGGCGAAGTCTACGCGCTGGTCACGGACGCGGCGTTAACGCGCTGCGAGGACTGCGCCGTGGCCATCACACGCGCGGCCTGGGACGCGCAGGGCTGGTGCCCCTGGCCCCCGCGAATCGATGCCGACGAGCCGGTGACCGCCGACTCGATTGACTTCGGCGAGCGGTTACGCGCGGCCATCGAACGTGGGCGGTCCCCGGCGCGCGCCGCGTGAGAAGGAGTGTTGATATGGCGACTGCAGCGGCTCCCGTCATGGAAGGCCCCTCGAGTGTGGCCGAGGATGCGTTTCGCATCGTCCCGTGGGCGAGCTGTGAACCCTCACCCCTCAATCCGCGCAAGCACTTCGATCCGGCGGCGCTGAAGGAGCTCGCTGGCACGATGGGCTCCGATGTCGGCGTCATCGAGCCGCTGGTCGTCCGGCCGGGCAAGAGCAAGGGGCGGTTCGAGATCGTCGCCGGAGAGCGACGCTGGCGCGCGGCGGACATCGCCGGGCTGTCGCAGGTGCCCGTCATCGTGCGCGAAGGTCTGACCGACGTCCAGGTCCTGCGCATGATGGTGATCGAGAACAAGCAGCGCCAGGACCTGAACGCGCTCGAGGAGGGCGAGGGGTTCTATCAGCTCACGAAGCGCGGCGTAGACATCGACACGATCGCTGGCGACATCAAGGCCTCGCGCAAGTACGTGTACGACCGCATCAAGCTGCGTGACCTGAGCTCACTCGGTCAGAGGCTTCTCGTTGAGGGGCGAATCACAGCTGGCCACGCCATCCTCATCGCGCGGCTGTCTCCGGACCAGCAGAAAACCGTCCTCGAGTTCGACGACGTCCACGACTCGCCGCTGTTTGAGGTTGAGGGTGGCGAGCGGTCGCCGCGCGACGAGGCGATCGACGAGAGGAAGCAGCAGGAGAACCCGTACGACGGCACGAAGACCGTCACGGTGCGCGAGCTCGATGGATGGATCTCGAGGCATGTCCGCTTTGATCCAAAGTCGGCGGTGAATCGAGAGTTGCACCCCGAGACGGCCGCCGCCGTGGAGGAGGCCGAGAAAGTCGTCCAGATCACGCGCAATCACGCCACGCATCCGGACGCCAAACAGGGAAACACGCAACGCATCTACCACTCCAGCTCGTGGAAGCGTGCGGATGGCGAGCTTGACTACGAGAACTTCTACGGGTCGGGAAAGCCCGAGGCCTCGAAGACGTGTGAGCGGTCCGTCGTGGGCGTCGTCGTTGCGGGGCCTGGCCGCGGCGAGGCCTTCCGCGTCTGCGTGAACAAGGACTGCGATGTGCACTGGAAATCAGAACGCCAGGCGCGCGCGAAGTCGGCGAAGAACAGCTCGGCTGCGTCCGATCGGTGGGAGAAGCAGCAGGAGGAGCAGCGGCGGCGCGACGAGGCACGTCGAAAGAAAGACGACGCCGAGCGCGCCGCGTATCGAAAGGCCAAGCCAGCGATTCTTGACGCGACGGTGGCGAAGCTCCGGGCGGCGTCACCGAAATCCCTGTCCGCGCTCTTCGTTCGTGATGCCGGTTTGCAGGGAGCGCTGAACCTGCTCGAGCTGCCGAACCCCACGGCTGACGATCTGCTTCGCGCGTACGTCCTGGCGTCTGTGATGCGCGCCTTCGGGAACGAATGGTGGGTCGCTCGGAATCTTGCACCGTGGGCGAAGGTGCTCGGCATCGATCTCAAGCCCTTGCTGGCTGCTGTGCAGACGTCTGCACCCGGCGAGGCGACGCCGGCGAAGAAGGCGCGCGCGGCGAAGGCCTCCAAGAAGAAGCGGTAGGCCGATGCCGCAGTCGTCGCTCTTCTCCGTGTCCGTGCCGGGGCCGCCACAGGCGGGCGCCTATCACGTGCTGTATCTGGATCCGCCCTGGCCCGAGCACGGCGGTGGCCAGGTGCAGCGCGGCGCGGATCGCCACTACCCGCTGATGCCGGTGAAGGACATTCAGCGCCTGCCGTTCGGCGAGTGGGCCGCGGCCGACGCGCACTGTTACTGCTGGCTGACCAACAACTACCTCGAGGCCGGCTTCGCCGCCGTGCGCGGGTGGGGATTCCGTCCGGTGACGCTCGTGACCTGGGTCAAGGACCGCGCGGGCCTGGGCCAGTACTTCCGCGGCCGGACCGAGCACTGTCTGTTCGCCGTGCGAGGCCGGTTGCCGTATCGCATCGCGCCCGATGGCAAGCGCGCGCAGGGCGAGACGGTGCTGTTCCACCCCGATCCGGACGTCGAGGAGCTCCCTGAGCCGGCGCAGTTGCCGCGGGCGTTCGAAGCCACGCGCACGCGCCATTCCGCGAAGCCTCCCGAGATGCGCGCGTTCGTCGAGTTGGTGAGTCCTGGCCCCTATCTCGAGTGCTTCGCTCGAATCGCGCCGGCCGGTTGGGATGTGTGGGGCAACGAAGCGCCCGTTCCCGACGCGCAGCCCTCAGGAGAACTGTGATGCCGTTTCGAATTCGCATGCGTGCCGGTGGCGATCTCGAGGTGGAAGTCGACACACCCAGCGAGGTGCAACAGCTGCTTGACGTCGCGCTTCCCCGGCAACCAGGTGCGCCTTTGCGACTGGCTCTGCCGCCTGGTCCGCCGGTCCTCGAGTCACCGGCACCGCGCCGCGCATACCGGAGGCGCCGCGGCGGTGCGAAGCGTGGCCGGCGGGTCGAGAAGGCGGAACGTGTGGTGGCGCGCCGCACTCGTGAAGCCCCCCCCGTTTCTGCCGGAGCATCCGATCAAGAGGGCATCGTTCGACTGCTGCAGCGCGGCTCGTTGAAGTCCGGCGAGATCGCCAAGAAGGTGGGCTGGCTGCGGCCGCGCGTGACCAAGGCGCTGCACGACCTCGAGGCCCAAGGGCGCGTGCACTCGACTGGCGTCCGCGCTGGGACACGGTGGCACGCAGGGGCGGCGTCTGCGCCGCAGACGCCGGCGGCGTCGAGGAGGCCGGTTTGAACCGGCTGCAGCAGCGCCACCAGTTCGGCCGCCATCGCAACCGCGACGCAGCGTCATCCTCGAGGACGACGACCTCGAGAACGACATTGCCGACGACTCGGCTGATGCCGACCTCGACACCGATGAAGCGCTCGACGAGCCGCCGCCTGCTCCTCGGCCGCCGGTGCCCGTGCCATCGAAACCTCCTCGCGGGCGGCCGCCGGCGAAACGCGGATCGTCGCCCTGGGAGAACAAGCCTCGCGATGGGTTCACGGCCTCGATGGGTGGACGTGTTGACGAGATGCGGCGTTCGCGCCAAGCGAGCTTCGTCAAGGGTGTGACGAGAGATTGAGATGTTGCGCGAGACGCTCTTCGATCGGGTTCTGGTTCGCGTCGAGCGATGGCGAGACGCCGTCGACCGCGAGCGCGACCTGGTGGCGCGGCTGATCGCGGCGCAGGGTCCATCGCCGTTGCTCAGCGCGTTGCTCGACGAGCTCGATTGCGAGCGAGTGCGTGTTCGCGCGCTGCATGCGCGGCTGTGGGCCGAGCGCGATGACCCGGTGCTGATCTTCTCGGTGCGGCCGCGGCGGACGCTGAAGGCGGGGCTGGAGTCTGGTCGTCGGACGTCGAGGAGGATGGCGTGAGGCGCGCGCGCGCGGTGCGAACGGCAACGCACGACCAGGCGCTCCCGGCGTGGGCGTGGGTCGATGTCGTCGTCGGCCTCATGGTGGGAGGCGCTGCGCTGGGTGTTGTCGGGGGGTGCATCTGGATCGGATGGATGCTGCGAGGGCTCGCCCCATGAGTGGCGTCTCCAGGGTCGTCGAGTTTCAGAACGATGGTGAGAAGGGCATTTTCTTCTGGTGCCCAGGCGCCGCGAGGTTTCCGTGAAAGTGCTTTTTCAGCCAGGGGCTCGATCGGCGCGGAGGATGGCGTGAAGAACGAACACATTGTCTGGGCCTACGCCGAACGCCAGGACGACGCTGGTCAGGTGGTCATCGTCGGGCTTACGGACAAGGGGATCGCGCACATGAAGGCGAAGGCGGGTGAGACGTTGGTGATTCATCCACCCGGTCGCGGGTTCGCAAACGTCACGCAGATCGTAGTGTTCACCGCGGCGAGCAAGGACGAGTTGAAGGGCATCTTGCGACAGGCCGGCGTCACGGTCAGTGAGGTCAACTGACATGCACGAACACGAGAGCGACGACCAGGGGCGGCAGATGTGCACCACGAGCGGTGAAGCACCTTCGGTGGTTCGCGATAGGCAACGGTCAGAAGGCAACGCTGGTCAGCACAGCAGTTACATCGTGCTCTGCGAAGAAGAGCGGCGGAAGGGCTTCGTCCGACCGTATCGCGACAGCTACCGGCACGTTGGCCGACGCGACGTGATCGTCAACGACAGCCGCGTGGAGGACATCGAAAGTCGTGTGGGTGGATGCGGCACGGTGACGACGATGGGCCGCGCGCTCTCGGAGACGTACGCGCGTGATCCGAAGTTCTACGGCGCGACGTTCTGTTGCGGATGCAACCGCCATCTCCCTGTCGGCGAGTTCGTGTGGACCGCTGACGGCGAGCAAGTTGGGAGCTGAGCGTGAGCTCGAACAGTTCGATCGAGTGGACCGAGACGACCTGGAACCCGACCACGGGGTGCGACAAGCTCTCGCCGGGCTGCGCGCACTGTTACGCCGTGCCCGTCGCGCACAAGCTGTCGTCGAACCCGAATCCGAAGATACGGATGGCCTACGAGGGCACGACGACGCGCCACGCCAACGGCAAGCTCGATTGGACGGGGCACTTGAACATGATCGAGGACCGGCTGCTCGAGCCGCTGTCGTGGGGGAAGCCGCGGCGGGTGTTCGTCAACTCGATGAGCGACATGTTCCACGAGGACGTGCCGGACGCGTTCATCGACAAGGTGTTCGCAGTGATGGCGCTGGCGCCGCTTCACACGTTCCAGGTCCTCACGAAGCGCGCGGATCGAATGCGCGCGTACTTCAACGACTACAGGCACGTCGATGTCGCCAACGCTGCTCAAGCACTGCACACGCGAACGCAGCCGCATACGCTGCCTGACGAGCGTGTGATCTGGTGGCAACCGACGGCCGACGGCACCTCGTGGCACATGCAGTACTGGCCGCTGAAGAACGTCTGGCTCGGTGTCTCCGTGGAGAACCAGCAGTATGCAGACGAGCGGATCCCGCTGTTGCTGCAGACGCCGGCGGCGGTGCGGTTCATCAGCGCGGAGCCGTTGCTCGGGCCTTTGGACTTCGGTTTGAACCTCGGTGTGCCGTTGGCTGATGGCTCTCGTTGGTCCGGCTCATTGCCATGTCTCGATTGGGTGATCGTCGGCGGCGAGAGTGGTTCGCGCGCGCGGCCGTTCGATCTCGCGTGGGCGCGGTCAATCGTCCGGCAGTGCAAGGCGGCCGGTGTCGCGTGCTTCGTGAAGCAGGTTGGATCATGGCCGTTCATCCCCTGCCCGTCATGTAAAGGCGTTGAGGCTGACGGCTTCTGCGGCCGGTGTGGCGGCTGTCATCGCCAGGCGTATCGCGGTTCAAACGGGAAAGGCGGCGATCCATCCGAATGGCCTGAAGACCTGCGCGTGCGGGAATTCCCGGCGGTGACACAGTGAGCCGGCGTGACGGTGAGGCGCAAGGTGGGCTGCCGCGGCACGGGATCCGTCTCTGGTGTTCGAACTGCGCGACGCCGGCGACGTTCATCCTGCCTCACGTCATTCTCGCCCCTGGTTCGCTGTTTCGGACGCGATCGCTCAGCCCGTGTGGGCGCTGCGGCAGCGTCGACTTTCAGAACGAGAAGCGCGTGATTCTGACGTCGGCTGATCGCCGATTCCTGCGGTCGATGCGAATCGCTCCGAGCTGGGCCGAGACGGTGACCTCATGACCGAGCTGCATCCAGACGAACGAGCGCTGTACGAGGCGCAGCTGCGGCACCGTGCCCGGTCGCTCGCGCGTCTGCTCGCGACAAGCCAGGCTCCGCCATCGGCCGTGGTGGCACTTTTCGTGGGCAACCTGCTGCGCGCCGCGGTGCCGCTCTGTGGTGACGCTTTGGCCGCCGAGCTCCTCGAGTGGTTGGGGCGCACGATTCGCGAAGCAAGTGGGCGCTGTCCCTTTTGTGGCGCCGAACGTCCCGTCGGCGCCGTGATGTGCGCTCGGTGTGTTGAGGAAGCGGACGCGTACGAGCGCGACGTGCTCCTCGACAGCGCGGGAGGCCTGCCGTCGTGAGTTCGCTGGTGATCTGCTCCGAGTGCCCGGCGACGCTGACCGAGCTGCAGGTGGAGCGCGGCAACGTGACCTGCAGCAAGCCGTGCGGTTACGCGCGTATGCGGCGCGTGGGCAGCCGACAGGCCGCGTATCGCGAGCGCGAGGCCACCATTCGCCTCGACCTGACATCGCTGGCCACTCCTGACGGATTCGAGGGTGTCACCGTGCCGCTGGATGCCGCTGTGGACATCGCGATGGCTGCCGACAAGGCCGGCTATCTGCGCGGCTACGACAACTGCTTCAACAACGACGTCCTTCGCCGGCGCCGGCGGCTGGGAGTGACCGCGTGAACGTGATGGAGACCTACGCTGGCTCGGATGGTGAGGCGACCAAGCGGCTGTACGCGCGGCTCGAGAGCCTGGGGCCGGTCGGCGTCGTGGCGATGAATCTGTTTCGCGCGCAGAAGGCCTCGGCGCGCGCGAAGGTCTATCGCGGCGGCGTTCGGGGGCAGCGCTCGTTCAAGTCGATGGCCTACGAGAAGAAGAACTGGTCCCTCGGCAATCTCACCGACACGCTCGCTCAGCACGGCGATCGCCTCGGGCTCCGTTGGGGCTGGCAACGTGATGCGCAGGCTGCGTTCGTCGGCGACCCGCATGAGTGGGTGCTCTACGTCGACACGCCGTGCGGCCAGGTCAGCTTCCACTCGGCGACGCGTCTGAAAGGTCCTGACTATCCCTACGCGTGGGACGGCGTCGTCAACGCGTCGGTGGGGCGAATCATTCGTTGGTGCGAGCAGCTGCTCGCCGAGGTCAACGTGAATGCCTGACGAGCTTCGAGAAGCCATCGAGTGCGCTTTTCCTGCGCTCGCGCGCCGTCGCCAGCGATGTACCTGCCCAGGCGATGGCAGCTGCCGCGGTGCGGAAGGCTTGGGCGTCGGTTGGGCATGCGGGCTCGAGCTCGATAACGAGCAAAGAGCAGTCGATTTCGTCAATGACCTTGCTGTCCTGATCGCGGCAGGGCTGATAGCCTTCGAAGTGGATCCTGACGGCTCACTGCGATTCGCTCCGCTGGTGCTTCCGTCATGAGCTCGCGACGGAAGCCAGAAACGCGGTTCACGAAAATCAAGTTCGACGGCTCGAGAGTGCGTCTCGAGTATGAGGTGATCCGCCCAGGCGGGGGCGATCCAGACGAGTACTCGCTCCAGTGTGCCGACCTCCCTCTCGCCGAGTTCAAGACGGCTCTCCGCGCGCTCGTCGACGATGTCTGCGTCATCTGCGAGTTCCCGTCGTCTGAGGCGTCGAAGGTCAAGGTGCTCGGATGCTCGTTGACCTACAAGGACGGCATCCTCGGTGCGGTCCTGACGGCGACGAAGGACCTGATGATGTGCCCGGCCCCGCTGATTCTGAACACGCCACACTTGCCTGAGAAGCCTTACGGCGAGAGCGGAGGCCCCGTCCTGCCGGCGAACACCATTCGTCGCGTGCGGGCGCTTTGTGTCGAAGCGGAGCGCTATCTCGCCGGCGATCGCGAGCAGGGCTCGCTGTTTCGCAACGAGGCCATCCACTGATGCCCTGGGGACGCATTCACGACGGCGCCTACAAGGATCCCAAGCTGCTCGCGCTCAGTGACAGCGCGGCCCGTATGTATTGGGCGGGCGTCAACTACGCCAACGCCGAGCTCACCGATGGCTTCATTCCCGGCTACATGATTCACAACTTCGGCGTGCGCGCGAAGAGCCGGGAAGCCGTGGCCGACGAGCTCTGTCGCGTGCTGGCGCCAGGCAAGGGACCGCTCTGGCACAAGGTGGACGGTGGCTATCGGATCCATGACTTCCTCGATTGGAACGATTCCCGCGACGAAATCCTGGTCGAGCGCCGGCGATCGAAGGACCGCAAAGATCGATTTAAGCGGAAGCGAGGCCTCGGTCGCGTGCCGCCGGCGATGTCCGAGCATGTCGTCAACCTGCTCGATGACGTCGTGGAAGAAGCCTATCAGGCTGGCGCGGGAACGCGTCATGGAACGCGTTCCGGAACGGCTAGACAGTCACCGGAACGCGTTCCGGCACGCATGGAATGCGGCGTGGAACGCGTCCCGAACGCCGTCCGGAACGAGGGATCCACGTACCACGATCGTACTTGTACCAACCAGATCTCTTCGTCTGTACGGAGTACTTGTACTGAAAAGCAAGAACACGCGCCAAGCGCGTTTTCTCATGCTGTTGAAGATGTTGAAACCTCGGATTCTGGCCAAGAGCTGAGGATTCAGCTGCTTCGGCGGGCTCGTTCTAAGGAAACGCCAGATGGCCGCCCCGCTGTCAAAGTCATCGCAGCGCTGGCTCGTCATGTCCTTCTTCGCCATCGTTCTGAGACCGACGATGGCGAGCTTAGGGAGATTCTGAAAACCGCCTGTGCGAAGGCGAATCTGAAATACGACGGCGCGAGCGTCGGTGAGGGCATCGAGCGCGCCAGGGCGCACCTGCAGCGAAAGGGGCTGCTGTGAGCAAGCGACGCCGTTGGCGTGGTCGTGACGTCTCCGTCTGGGAAGTCGCTCGGGCCGCGGGGCTCGTGTGTCGCTGGTGCAGCGAATCCGTCATTCGGGGAACCGTCGTTCTCTTCGTGGGCCCGACGCGCCTGGTCTGCTGTCGATCGTGCGCGCTCGACTTTCGTGGAATTGTGCCGCCGCCGGCGCTCACTGAGGAGTCAGACGACCTCGATCCGCGGAAGCTTCAGCTTCCTGAGAGTGAGCGATGAGACCGAGGCGAACTGGACGTCCAGACGTACTGCCAGATGGGCGACCGGATCCTTGCCCGGATGTATGCACCGTCACGCGCGAGGTCGACGGGTTCGTCTGCAGGCACTTTCCCAACGGCGGGGCGGAGGGGCCGTGCTGCGTGGTGCGGGTCACCAGGCGGGTAGGTGAAGCGGACGTCGAGACGTTGGCCCGTGCTGATCGGGAGATCGATGCCAGGCATCAGCCGCAACCGAGCTCTGACTTCGCTCTCACTGCGGGTGCTGGGGCTCGATGATGCCGAAGCGCATTCAACGTCGCCGTGCGAAAGGGTGGCGCCTGCCCCCGGGTGCGGTGTGCGTCGATCGCTCGACGAAGTATGGGAATCCGTTCGAGGTGGGGCGGGATGGCACGGCTGCCGAGTGCATCTTCCTCTACCGTGCGTTGGCGCAGGGCTACCTGTGCATCACGAAGCCAGCGGTGACCGTGAAGGCACAAGAGACAGCTCGAGCAGCAATGGTCGATGCGAAGCAAACGCTGAAGGGCAAAGACCTGGCGTGCTGGTGTCGCCTTGATCAACCGTGCCATGCGGATGTGCTCTTGGAAATCGCCAATGGTTGATGTCGTTCGTGATCGCATTGAGTTGTTTCCGGCTGTAACGAAACAAGTAGTAACACCCCGTTACGCGTGGGCCGGGAGTGACTCAGTTTCATCGCTGGCGGGGGGTGGGGGTGGCTTAGGTTCTTCCGGCGAATGGGCCAATGCGGGTGAAATCGGCGCAGGACAGGGCTAGGCAATCGAATTTTTGAGTGATGACAGTAAGTGCTCTCAGGACAAGGATTTGGCCTATATGGGTGAGCGCAAGCAGCCGACGGCCGTTCCGAGCGACCAGGTCAAGCCAGTGCCACCGCCGGCGCCTCCAGGTGTTTCACGGCGTGCGGCTGTTACGCCAGGAGATCTCTCGGCTGGGATCGGTCGTCTTCAGGCGACGGCGATTCGGCTGCGGACGGCAGACGTCGCACAGCTCGAGGAGGCGGCATCGCAGCTCGATTGGGCGATCAGTGAGATCCACCGTCTGACGGCGCGCGCCAGCGCGTCGGCTGGTCTCGCGTGCATTGGCTGTGGGGTCGACGACGACGGCGCGTATTCGTTCGCCGAAGACCATCCCTCGAGCATTGACGTCGGTCCGTTCTGCTCACAGTGCTTCGACGGCATCAGGGAGCTCGTGGTCAGGTGGCACGATCGTTGGCGACGTGAGTTCGGCGCGCAAGCCACTGCGGCGGCAGAACCGGCCCCTGCAGCACCCGCGCCGCCACCGAATCGAGTGATTCGAGAGGGTGATCGAGGACCGAGATCATGAGCGGCTTCGCCTGGCTGAACGAGCTCATGACCTGGCTCGCGAAGTGGGTACCGCGGTTGGTGCTCGTCACGTCCCGCCATCACGCCCTGGTGTTTCGGCCCCGCGACGTCGTGACCGAACATCGGCCTGGCCTGCTGGTCTACTGGCCCGTCATTCACTCGCTGCAGCTCGTGTCGATGCAGCTGCGCACGATGAAGCTCTCCGCGCAGCTGAAGCGACAGGAAGTTGTCGAGGTCGTCGTCTCGTGGACGATTACTGCTCCGAAGGTGGCCCTGCTCTCGTTGAACGACGTCGGCGCGACGGTAGAGAACTGGACGGCGGCTTCGTTGGAATCTGTCTACGACGATGGTCTCTCGAGCGACGAGCTCGGTGAACGGACCGCCGATTGCCTCGCGCGCAAGTTGCAGCCGCATGGCGTGAAGGTTCACGCGGTCCAGATCGGGCAGCGCGGTGCGGTGTTTTCGCTGAAGAACCTGAGTGACTGGGCGCCGCACCACGAGAGGGTCGGCCTGGCTGGGGATCTCCAGTCGTGAGCGTGAAGTTTGAGAAGCTAACGGCCCCGGCGGTCCGATTCGATAGCGATGATTGGCGCGCGGCCGTCCTCGCGTTCGGAATCGTGAACTGCGGTCCGGCGGCCCTGGCGGCCATGCTCGGCGTGAAACCGCTGGACGTGCTACCGCACATTCCGAACTTCCGCGAACGGCACTACACCAGTCCATCGATGATGGCAGCGGCGCTGCGCAGTCTCGGCGTGCGATGGACCGAGCAGGCCGCACCCACGCGCGGCCTGGCCGGTGAATATGCGCTGCTCCGCATTCAGTGGGAGGGGCCGTGGACGAAGCCGGGCGCGAATCCGAAGTGGGCCTATCGTCAGACGCATTGGATTGGCGTAGCGTGCTTCCGCCGCCGGGTGCCGGGCGACGACGCGTGCGTCTTCGATGTTAACCAGGGGTGGTCCGACGTCGGGTATTGGGAACGCGAGACGGTCCCTAAGCTGATCGCGCTCTACCCGCGCGCTTCGGGCGGCTGGCATGTCACGCATCGGTGGGAATTGAACTGATGGCGACCTTCCGTGCGCGCCGGGGTGTGCTGATGATCGACGGTTGGGGAGGCCGAAGCTATCAGCCCGTCATCGTTGAAGATGAGACCCCGAAGCGGTATCGCGTCCGAGCGGTCAACGAACAGCTCCGTCTGCCCTTGCGCGGCAATGGTGTGCGGATCGTGCTGCGGAGCGGCACAGTGCTGGTGCCGAAACACGCGGTCCGCCTTGATGGCGATGCGCCCGGCGTGTCGGTGCCGCAGCCGGAGATTCAGGCGATCTGGAACGACATACGACAGCGCATCCTCGCCGGCTTGAACGCGGCGCTGCCGCCCGGATTGGAAGCGCGACTCGGGCCGATGCCGAACGAGGTGACGACACGGCCTCGGCGGAAGCGTTCACCGCGGAGGCCGCGTCGGTGATGATGTCCCTGCGCGCGTATGCGAAGCACCGCGGCACGTCGCCGGCGTCGGTGTCGCGCGCCGTGAAGTCGGGCCGGCTGCGCGCGAGCGTCACGCACGACCATCGGCGGCAGCCCAAAATCGCCGACGTCGCCCTGGCCGACCAGGAATGGGCCGCGAACACGGACCACTCGCGCGCGCCGGCCTTCGTGAAGGAGCGGGGCCTCGACGTGCAGACGTCTGCACAGGCGCCCGCGCAGGCGCTAGGTTCCGAGGCGGGCGCGCCACCCGTGCCGCCGACCGACGAGGCACTCCGGTCGGCCGACCCCGCCGGGCGCGAGCTCACCCTGTCGGAGGCCTCTGCCGAAGAAAAGCGCTGGAAGGCCGCCACCGCGCGCCAGCAGTATCTGACGCGCTCCGGCGAGCTGGTCGAGAGCCGGGAGGTGGCCGTGCGCTGGACCCAGATCGCAACGGTCGCGCGCACCAAGCTGCTGGCCGTGCCGAGCAAGGCCAAGGGGGCGCTCCCGCATCTCACACATGCGGACGTCGCCACAATCGATGACCTGATTCGCCGGGCGCTCGAGGAGCTCGCCGACGACATGGTGCGCAGTGCGGGCGCGGCGTGAGCACGCTCCTGCCGATCGACCAGGCGCAGGCGGACACGGGACGCGCGTTTCGTCCGCCGCGGCGCCGCCGGCTCTCCGAGTGGGCGGACGAGCACTACTACCTGTCGGCCGAATCCGCGGCCGATGTCGGGCGCTGGCGCGCGTTTCCCTACCAGCGCGGCATTATGGACGCCTTCACTGATCCGCGGGTCGTGTCGGTGGCGGTCATGAAGTCGGCGCGCGTTGGGTTCACGAAGGTGCTCAATACGGTCGTCGGCTACTACATGCACCAGGATCCCTGCCCGCTGATGGTGGTCCAGCCGACGCTCGAAGACGCGCAGGGCTACAGCAAGGAGGAGATCGCGCCGATGCTGCGCGACTGCCCGGCGCTGGCCACGCTCGCCCCCGAGGCCCGGGCGAAGGATGCTGACAACACCATCCTGCACAAGATTTTCCCCGGCGGGAGTCTGTCGCTGGTCGGGGCCAACAGCGCGCGCGGCTTTCGCCGCGTCTCGCGGAAGGTCGTGCTCTTCGACGAGGTCGACGGCTATCCGCCGAGCGCGGGCGCGGAGGGCGATCAGATCAAGCTCGGGATTCGCCGCACCGATTTCTACTGGGACCGCAAGATTGGCTACGGGTCCACCCCCACCGTCTCCGGGCGCAGCCGTATCGAGACTCTCTTTGAAGAGGGCGATCAGCGGCGGCGCTACGTGCCGTGCCCGCATTGCGGGTTCATGCAGGTCCTGCAGTTCGCGAACTTCCGCTGGCCCAAGGGTCGTCCCGAAGATGCGGTCTATGTGTGCATCGGCTGCGGCGCCGAGATCGCGCACGAGCACAAGCGTGCGATGGATCAGGCCGGGGAGTGGCGGCCGGGGCCGCATCCGCAATTTCCCGACGTCCCGCCGCCGCCGCCGTTTGACGGGCACGTCAGCTTCCACATTTGGGCCGCCTACAGCCTGAGTCCGAATGCGTCCTGGGGGCAGCTCTGCAAAGAGTTCGCGTCCGCCGAGAAGAGCCCTGACGTGTTGAAGACGGTGGTCAACACGTGGCTCGGTGAGACCTGGAAGGATAAGGGCGAGGCGCCCGAGTGGGAGCGGCTCTATCAGCGTCGTGAGAGCTACGACATCGCGCGCTGTCCGCTCGGCGTACTGTTCCTCACCGCCGGCGTTGATGTCCAGAAAGACCGATTGGTGTACGAGGTCGTCGGCTGGGGCCGCGGCAAGGAGTCCTGGTCGATCGAGAGCGGCGTGCTGCTCGGCGAGACGGCCAATCTGCACTCGGACGTGTGGACGCAGCTCGACGCGCTCCTCGAGCGCGCGTACCCGTCGCCGACGGAGGTCTATCTGTCGATCCGGGTCCTGGCGATCGATAGCGGCTACAACACGCAGACCGTCTACAACTGGGGGCGCAAGAAACCGCCCAACAAGGTGATCGCCGTGAAAGGCCTCGAGCGGTCGAAGGTGCTCGTCGGCACGCCCTCGCCCGTCGACATTTCGATCGCGGGCCGCATGCTTAAGCGCGGCTATCGCGTTTGGCCGCTGGGTGTCGATGTCGCGAAGACCGAGTTGTATGGCTGGCTGAAGATCGATCCGCCGACCGACGAGGCACGGGCCGCCGGCGAGACGTATGCGCCTGGCTACTGCCACTTCCCGCAGTACGGCGAAGAGTTCTTCAAGCAGCTCACCGCCGAGCAGCTCGTGCCGCATCGCAAACGTAACGGCTTTACCGTGCATGTCTGGGAGAAGATCCCCGGCCGTGAGAACCATCAGCTCGACTGCCGCGTCTACGCGCGCGCGGCCGCGTTGGTTGCCGGTCTCGATCGTCTGTCCGACGCCGACTGGCTCGAGCTCGCGCGCATCGCCGGCCAGGAGCAGCTCGCGCTGCCGCTGGCTGATGGGCCGACAGCCGCACCGGCGGCGCCGGTGATCGTGCCGGCGCCACGGTCGTCGACGCCGTCGGCGCCGGTGAAGTCCTCCTCCGCCTGGATTCCGCGCCGTCCGGGGTTCCTGCGGTGAGTGATCTGCAGCCGCGCGGGACTCGTGCGCCTGACCTCGAGGCGCGCGAGGTGCTGTTGACGGTGAAGGAGTACGCCGGCGTCGTGCGGAAGCATCCGCACAGCATCTATCGCAGCATTCGCCTGGAGACGTTCCGCCCCTTCACCGTCGAGCGTCACGGCCGCACGGTGTTCATTCGCGTGCCCGCCGATTATCTGAGGCGACTCCGACGCTCTGAACACTTGTAATCATTTCTGATCATTTGTTGACACCAACGATCGGTGGACCGTGTCGCTGTGTATGCTGGCGGCGTTCACGCACATGCCGCTCGATCCGCAGTGGAAACCGATCGCCGCTGTCCTTCCCGACGCGCGGGCGCTTCGATCAAAAAACGAGAAGAAGCACAAGCTGCTCGGGTGGATGGAGGAGATCTTCTGCGTCAATTGCGGCGAGTCGGGCGGGATGATCTCGAGGGAGTGGGCGGCGCACGTGTTCTATCTCTGCGACCTGTGTGTCGAGACGCACGGCCACGTGCCGCTCGTCGCCATTCCCGAGGCCGACGTTCGCAATCCGCTCACCCGGCCACCCAATGGCCAGCTCGTTCAAGGAGTCTGACGATGAGACAGCGCGTTTGTACGCTGGCAGTGGTGGCGCTGATGGCCAGCGCCGTGGCTCTGGTCCTCGGCTATGGCCAGGAGGTGCTCAGCGCCGTCGGTGCAGTCGCGAGCGGCGCGCTGCTCGGGATGCCGTTCTATTACGACGTCAAGAAGGTCGTCACGACCAACGGAACTGCGAACACGCTCAGCACGCACTTCCGCTTCGCCACGGTCGCCAACCAGATGATGGCGCGCTTCATGGGCCTGTATGGGGCGGCTCGCTTCGGTACGGCGGGCGGTGCGGTGCTGAAGCTGATTCGCGGCGGCGCCGCGGGATCGGGCGGCACGTCACAGACGCCGGCGAAGCGCAACCCCAACGCGCGGGCGGCCGACACGACGGCGTTCGATGACACTTCGGCGATCACGGCCGGTACCTCGCCCGTCACGCATCTGTCGGTCGGCGTCGCGCAGACGGGTGGCATGGGTGGCTGGGTCGCGCTCGAGCAGGACCACGCGCCCGCGATGCTGCCCAACGGGGGCGCCAACGGCAACATGGAGATCGGATCACTGGCCAATGCGGCGAGCGTGACAGTCGAGGCGACCGCCGAGTTCATGGAGAACTAGTCGATCTCGGAGCCCTGCCCCTGAGCCACTCCTCGCCAGTCAGGGGTAGGGCGTCCGCTTTATTGGGGCCCGCCCTTTATGCGACGAATGGGTTCTCGAGGGCGGCCGATGCCGGGCGGCCTGGCCACCATCCCATTCGCGTCTCCTGACGGTGGGCCCGGCGCGCCGGACGCGACGCTCTGGGTGAACGCGCTGACAGGTGATGACGACTACACCATCGCAGAGATACGGGCAGGCGCGGGGCTCATAGCGTGGGCCACTCCGGGCCGGGCTCTCTGGGGCCATCAGGACCGAGACAGTGCCGATCCGGACGAAGCGGCGACAGCTGGCGACATCGTGTCGGTGATGGGCGGGCCTACGTCAGGCTCGGCGATCCTGTATCCCAGTTCGGCCATCGTCAACGACAGGCTGCAGGTCCTCTACAGCCCCGCCAACGAAGGGACTCCGACCGGTGGTCCCGGTGGCGGGGTGAACTACCTCACTATCCGTGCGGACGGCTTTGTTCGGCTGGGATCGCACATCGCGAACTGCCCGACCATCGGGGCCGTGGCCAGGGATTACGTCAAGTGGTATGCGGACCGTGAGACGGGCCGATGGTTGATGACCGGGGACAATCGGGTCGGCACACCCAAGACAATCATCGGGGCCGCGCTCAGCGGAGGCGTCGTCACCATCGAGACGTCGACCCCGCACAACATCTCCACCATCGGACAAGGGCTGAATTTCTGGATTGAGAGTCTCAACACGACTCCGCCGGTCAGCAGCGATTTGTCGAATCCGATCGTCGTCACCAACATCACGATCATCGACAGCACGCACTTCTCATTCCCATCGACCGCGGTCCCTGGCGTCGGAGAGATCACCGCAGGCGGGACGAGTGGGTCAGGCGCGTGCCTCGACGACATCAGCCAAACCGACAACACGAAGACCAACTCCCGCCCGGATGTGGGCACGGCGCTTTTCCTGGGCGTCACCGGGGGCTGGATCGAAGGCTGCGACATCGACGGCGGTCCCCAAGTCGACTACACCGACAACTACGACGGCATTCGATTCGAGGCGAGCATCGCCTGCACGGCCCGCAACAACAAGGTCCACGGCTTCCGCAACGGCAACGACACGGCGAACGCTGCGGGCCTCAAGATCTACGACTCGCGCGAGTGCCTCGTCGAGAACAACTACCTCTACGACAACGGGGCCGGGGTGGTCCAGAAGAACAATCCGACGGGCTCGCCTGTCGACATCACGCTCAATGTCATTCGGCGGAATCTCGTCGAGGATTGCCATCACATGTTTGCGTTCTCGCTGTCGGGGGAGCCTGGCGGGGACGTGTTCTATCAGAACCTCGGCATCAACATCGACCACATCGGCATCCTGATCACGGGCGGCGACCTCGACAACGTGTGGATCTTCAACTGCACGATCCACTTCAACCCGACCAGCTTCACCGGGCTCGGCACGACTGGTCTCTACATGCCCGCCACCATCGGGCAGTCGGGCGTTCGCATCTGGAACATGATCTTCTACGGGTGCACGGCGCGTGTCATCGATGTCGACACAGGCACCATGCCCCCGGCGACCCAGGTCAGTCTCCAGCACAACGTCTATTACCGTCCAGGCGGGCAGTTCTACTCAGACGGTAGCGGCTCCGGTGACTTCGCGAGCTTCAAGGCTGAATACACCGACCAGGACATCGAGACCGGGGCCGGAGCGGCCTCAATCGAGACAGACGATTCTCCGGCCACATTTACGAACGTGGGAGGGCTGGACTTCACGCTTGCCGCCAGCTCGGACGCGCTGAATCGCGGTGTGGACATTGGCGATCTGGACGGAGACTCATCGGTTCTCGATGCGTGCCACGCAGGCTGCTACGCGCTCGTGAGCGGGGGCGCGAGTGGGAACCCAACCATCGGCCTTGAGGCGGGGCTGTAGACATGGCTGCTCTACCTGACGGCGAAGACATCCTCTACGGCCATCTCGCTGCCGACGACCTGCACGAACTTGCAGAGCCCAAGACGACCGCGGGCGTGGACAGGCTTGGCCGAGCCACGCTGTTCATGTCTGGCGCTGCTGCGCCTGCGTTCGTGGCAATACGCTGGGATGGCGTGCCGATGGACGAGATCGATTCCATCGACGACGGCAGCGGCCGCACGGTGAAGATGTTCATCATCCTTGACCCGCCGACGTCGGGGAGCGCCATCGAGATCGAGTTCTCCTCGCCGACGGCGGTCGGCTACGTGATTAGCTCCTACAACGGCGTCGATCAGGATGTCCCGGTAGAGAACACCGACACGGCAATCGGTAGCAGCACGACGCCGACGATCACGATCGCATCCGCGCCCGGCGACCTCGTCGTGGATTCCATGTCGGCGCAGGCACCGTCTGTCACACCAGACGGCGATCAGACGCAGGAGGGCGACGATGTGACGGATGGCAGCACCTACACCGGAGGCGCCAGCTACGAAGACGGGGCCGCGTCGGTGGAACTGATCTGGACGATCGTGAGCGTGCCGTGGGCCATCATCGCGACATCTCTGCGTGCCAGCAGCGGCGGTGGAGGGCCGGCGCCATTCGTGACCGCCTCGAGCACGCCGCGCTTCCCGCGGCGGATGGCGCGGCTGCGAGGGTAACGACGCGTGGCGGTCACCCAAAGTCATTACCGCTTCGGCATCGACGAGGGGACTGAGTCTACCCACGGGTGGCATGCTGCGGAAGACGCCAATCCATCCGGTGGCGTCATTCCGATTGACACGACGTTCTTGCTGCGGTTCTGCCTGCAGTGCGATGGCACGGCCCAGAGCAACGTCGACGCCGAGTTCCAGGTGCGCCGCAACGGCGGTGCCTATCAGAACATCACGACGTCGTCGAGCATCGTTCGCGCGGTCGCGACCGTCGCCTTTGCAAACGGCGACAACACGACCAAGCGCCTGAGTGGCACCGGGACGTTCGAGTCGTCGTCCGCGGGGTGCACAGAGGACGGCGTTTCCGGAGGCACGGTCTTCGACATTGTCTCGAACGGCAACGGCGAAACCGAATGCTCGCTGCAGATTGTCGGCGCCGACGTCGCAGATGGCGACGTGCTCGAGTTCCGCCTGACGCGGGATGGTGGCACGCAGCTCGACACCTACGCGGTCACGCCGAGTCTCACCGTCGTATTGCCGCAGACGCTCTTGCAGCCGATGCCGGTCCGCGGCTACAACGCGATCCGATCACGCAGCGCCGAGTTCGCGCGCGCGGCGATCGCCGCGGGCCTGCTGCTGCACGTCGCGGGCTTCGTCGATGGCCCGTTGCCCACGCAGCCCGAAACGTGGACGCAGGAGGTCGTGGGTGCCCGGGCCTGGTCGGGGCTGAAGTCCTGGCCGGCCGGCCCGAACCTCGCGGCGGGACACGACGTCGCGCCGACCAACCAACCGGACACCTACACGCAGCCGATCCCCGGCACGCGATCGCTGGGGCGAAGCTGGCCGGCAGGCCGCGCCGCGCTGACGCAGGGCCTGCGCATGACCGCTGGCGAGGTGCCGCCGTCGGTGCCAGAGCCGGACACCTGGGTGGTCGAGATCCCCATTGGCGTACGGGCCTGGCAAGGCTTGAAGTCCTGGCCGGCCGGTCCGAACCTCGCGGCGGGATACGACCTCGCGCCGGCGAATCAAGAGAGCACGTGGACTCAACCGGTGCCCGGAGTGACCGCGCTGGCGCGTGCGGCCGCTGCGTCGCGCCGCCTGGTCACGCTGACCGGTGGTCTGCGATCGAACATCGGGGAGCTCGCGCCGCCCGAGTCTGGCACGTGGACGGCGCCGCTGCTCGGCACCGCCGCCCTGCGGCTGGGCGCGCTGAGTCGCGGCCGCGCCATCTCCGCCTCGCGGCTGGTGCTCTGGTCACTCCCAGAGGAGGACGGGCCGCTCTCAGTCCAGGAGAGCACCGGAACACAGCGGACGCCAGGTACGTGGGCGCTCGGTGCATCAGCGCGGGCATTCGCGTCGAGAGCGCATCGCGCGACGACGCATCTCCGTGCCAGCGACCGCGGTGGCGAGGCGCTCACGGAATCCGGGTGGCAAGGTCCGGTGTTCCATCCAGCTCAGTACCAGAATCTCGTCTGGCTCCTCTGGTACGGCGCATCCGTTGGCGCCGACAACGCGCCGCTCGAGCAGCAGCCGGATACGTACGCGCAGCCCATCCCTGGCACGAGCGGCGTGCGCAGAGCGATCCAGCAGCGCGCGCAGCTCGCGGGCCGATCGATCGCGCTGCGCCAGTTCGGCGCCGGCGATCAAGCGGCCGCACCGGAAGAACCCACGTGGGCACAGCCGACGTCCGGGACTCGCGCGATCCGCCTCGCCGCGGCCGCGCGCGCGCGGGCGCTCTCCGCGGCACGGTCACAGATCTGGACGACGGCGCAGGACGCTGACGCGCCGCTACCGACGCAGGAGAGCACCTGGACGCAGCAGGTGCCAGGCACGCGCGCCCTGTCAGCGAGCACGCGCTTGGCCTGGCGAGTCGCGGCGACGCGCGCGGCGCGCGGTCACCAGGCCTTCGAGCCATTGCAACCTCCGCCGGAAGAGAGCACCTGGCCGCAGCCGGTCAGCGGGACGCGGATGCTCGGTGCAGCCGCGGCGGCACGGGCCACGCGCGCGGCGCGCGCGACGACGACGTATCTGCGCGCGACGGCGCAGGACCTCGATGGGCCGTTGTCGGCGCAGGAGAGCACCTGGACTCAGCCAATTGCCGGCACGCGCGCGATCGAGCGCCATCGGCGCACGGCATGGGGCAAGGTCGCAGCCACGCAGGCGCCGCGCGCGGCGCGCGCCGACGAGGCCTCCGCCGGCGACGAGTCGACGTGGGCGCCGCCGGTCAGCGGCACCCGCGCACTGGAGCTCGCGCGGTCGACGCTGCAGCTCCGCGCGTCGCGGACGATCGCCCTGCGCAGTGCGCCCGCCGGCGATCTGCTCGAGGCGCCGCCTGTGCCGGCGCCCGTCCAGCGCGCGCTCGCGACACCGCGGCGCGCGGCCCTGCGTGCCGCGACGACCCTGCTCTGGAGCGCGCCGAGCGACCGTGAACAAGAGCCGTTGACACCGTGGACGCAGGCCGTCGTCGGTGTCGGCGCCCTCGAGCGCACTGCGCGGGCGCAGCGCGGGCGCAGCGTGATGACGCTGCGGCACCGGCTCGCCGAATCGGTGTTCACCGAGGCCGTGTCAATCATTCGTGTGGCCGACGATCGCCTGGTCGCGCCAGTGCGCGTCGATGACGAAGGGCTCGTACCACCGGTGGCGTTCGACGACGAAAGCTGGGTGCCGTAATGCACAACCAGGAAGACTTCCGCAAAGTGTTTTTGGTGAAGGAGGCGATCCCGGAGCGATCGACCTATCAGTATCGGGCCGCACTCACGCTGCCGAGCGGCGCCCTGGTCGAGCCGGGCCAGCTGACGAGCATCCTGGCGACGCTGCGCGATGTCGCGTCGGACACGATCGTCAACGGGCGCGATGCGCAGGAGGTCCTGGGGCAGAACGGCGGGTCGGTGACGACCGGGCTGTTCGTGCTGCAGTTCGCCGAGAGCGACACCGCGATCCTGGGCTCGGCGAGCGCCGAGCGGCGCGTGCTCACGCTCGACCTCCGATTGACGGGTGGCGGCCGCGTAACGCGCGAGGTGCACTTCTACGTCGCCAACTTCGCCGACATCGCGGCCTGAGGTGTGTGTGTGCAGACGTCTGCAACAAGGGAGGAAGTCATGGCCAAAAGAGATCAGAAAGCCGCGGCTGATGTCGAGGCGCTCGCGCGCATTCGGGTGGCGCTCGGCGCCGCGATCGGGGTGCCCGTGGACACCCTGTTGACGGCGGCCGAGCTCGCCACAGCGGTTGAGCGTCTCTGTCGCGCCGCGACTGACGCAGGCGTGCCGGGGCTGTCGGTTCTCACGCGCGATTTGTCGTAAAGGGGGGGCGCGAATGCCGTGGACGCAGAGCGACGTGGACACGTTGAAGGCGGCGATCGCCGCGGGCCAGGGCGCGCGCACGATCGTCTTCGCCGATCAGTCGGTCACATTTCATTCGATCGACGAGATGCTCAAGCTGCTCGCCGTCATGCAGCAGGACGTGACGCGGTCCTCCGGCCGCACGACGACGCGTCTGGCGGCTACCAGTAAGGGGTTCTGTTCATGACGCCCGCGATGACCTGGCTCGATCGCGCGGTCGGCGTGCTCGCGCCCGAGTGGCGGTTGCGGCGGGTGCGGGCGCGCCTGGCGACGGAGCTCGTGCTGCGGCAGTATGACGCGGCGAGCGCCGGCCGCCGTACGCAGGGGTGGCGGCGCAGCGCGGGGGACGCCGACGCGTCGACGGCGCCCTATGTCGGACGGCTGCGCGACGTCGCGCGCGACCTGGTGCGGAACAATCCCTACGCCGAATCCGCGCTGAGCACCATCGTCGATCATACGGTCGGCTGGGGTCTGGTGCCGAAGCCGAGAACCGCCAATACGCGCGCCGTCGCGACCTGGAACGCGTGGGCAAACACGACAGCCTGTGATGCCGACGGCCGGCACGACTTCGCGGGGTTGCAGAAGCTGGTCATGCGCACCATCGTCGAGGCCGGCGAGGTCCTGGTGCGCCGGCGCATCCGTCGGCCCGAGGACAATCTCCCGATTCCGCTGCAGCTGCAGGTGCTCGAGCCCGACTACCTCGACACGCTGAAGCACGGGATCACGCTGCCCAACGGCGGCCGCATCGTGTATGGCGTCGAATTCGACGCGCTCGGCCGGCGCGCCGCCTATTGGCTGTTTCCCGAGCACCCGGGGAATTCGGCGTTCCCGGCAGTCCAGTCGCAGCGGGTGCCGGCGTCCGGCCTGCTGCACGTCTTCAAAGCGAGCCGTCCCGGCGGCGCGCGGGGCGCATCCTGGTTTGCGCCGGTGCTCGTGCGCATGAAGGATCTCGACGAGTACGAAGACGCGACGCTGATGAAGCAAAAGATCGCCGCCTGCCTGGCGGTGATCACGAGCGACGTCGATGGCGGCAACCCGGCGCTCGGCACCGCCGATACGTCCACGAACCCGGAGGTCGACAGTCTCGAGCCCGGCATGGTGCTGAACGTGCCGGCGGGGCGAACGATCGAGGTCGTGCAACCCCCGAACGTGCGCGAGTACTCGGACTATGCCAAGACGTCGCTGCGCTCGATTGCCGCGGGACTCGGCGTCACATATGAGGATCTTACGGGGGACTACACGGGTCTCCCCTTCTCTGCCGCGCGGATGTCGCGCTTGCGCCATTGGGCGCGGCTCGAGGACTGGCGCTGGCGCATGCTCGTGCCGCAGTTCTGCGACCCGGTGTGGGGCTGGGCGATGGACGCGGCGACCATCATGGGCTTGC